CCTTGCTGGTTTGATAAAGATGTCAGCAACAAATTCATTACGGTCAATGACTGCTCCTGTATTATTTGTTTCATCGCAAATCACAACAAAGTCAAATATACCTCTGTTGGATTGAACCTCTCTTAGGAATGGTTCAATGATATTTACGAAGTTTGTTCTAGTTAGTTCATCGTTGAACTCAAAGAGTTGATCCTTAGCCGCTGCTGATATAGCATCTTCTAAGAAAATGAACAACCTACGAACGTTGATTCGGTCAAATGCCGATCTCTTACCAAATCCTGTCTTGTCTCCAAAAAGAACAATACCAGCACCTGGTTGTAACATAACAGGATTAACTCTATTTGAATATAGAATATCTCTCTGTTTCTTGCCTGGATTATAAGCAAGTTTTACTGAGTTGAGGATTGTACCTCTTGCAGTACCCGCTGGTGAGAACCAAGGGAACTGTTCGATATCAGTTCTTGCACAACATCCAGCGATGTCACCGTTTAATGGTACATATCTGAATGTGTTATTGAATCTATCAAACATATATTTGTATCCACTATCGAACACACCATATGTTGTAGATGTTATTGGAGCAAAGAATTCAACAACTTTATTAGTCATTGTGTCAATGTTATTCACAGTTACAGTTCCTGCTGTGCCATCATTTAAGAATGCTTGTCTGAAAGGTGAAATAAATGCGACTGCATCCTTTCTTGCCTCTGCGACAGCAATACATTTTTCAGCAACTGCTTGTGACTTTTCTTTTGTATGATGAGCAGCACCCATCATTATGAAATCAACTTCAACTTCCTCTGTGTTAGAGAATATTTCTAAACCACCGAGTATGTCATCAATACCTGGATCTAACGCTCCAGTTGTTACATAATCTGTTTTTCCACCGTAGTTTTTACCACCTGTGAGTGATGAAGTGAATACACCTATAACACCAAATCCTTTATCAGCAGAATCTGCAGGTTGATCCCAACCATTATCTCCATCTAAAGTACCAATTGCAGTTGCAGTAGCACCATCAAATCCAGTAGTTGTAATTCCAGCAGGTGCACTACCACCGTAAATGTATTGTGAAACATTTGCGAGATACTTTCTCCAATATGAAGTTGAACCAACTGAATACTCAGCATCTGTCGCTTTGGATAAATTTAGATGCTTTTCAAGAATTGTTCCAGCATTACCTGTAATTGTTCCTTTATCGTCAATAACAATTACGTGAAGTTCATCGTGTCTACCACCTCTTGCTTGAGCATAAGATGAAGTGCCAGGTGCATCTGCCAGTGAATCCCATTCTAATTTAATTGGATTGCCATTTCCATCTTTTGTAGTTAAAACAATTTCTTGCTGTTCAAACCAGTCAACTTGTGAACTAACAACTTGTGTGCTTCCAGTTCCTACGTTTGAACCTGCAGCAATTGGTGTAATTATTTCACTTGCTTTGAAACAATAAACACCATTCGCTTGATAATCAACTTGTGTAACAGTTCCAGCAGCAGAAACGTGTGATAATACTTTAACCTCTGCTTTTCCTGTTTCAGGAATCCCAGTAACAATACCCTTAAGGTATCCGTCAAGTAAACTTGTTCCAGCGGCACCAGCAACAACTCTGTCTGATACACTTTGTGTAACACCCATTCCAACTGTTGATATACCAGCAACAGTTAATATTTGGTCTGCTTTACCATCTATTATTGAAACTCTTATACCGTTAGCATAACTACCAGGTGTTTTAGCAGCAATGACTGTTCCAGTTATAGTATTATCATCATAACCAAGTTGATTATAATGTGTATCACTTTTGATTAAAAGTTCAGGTGCACCGTCTTCTGTTGCATTTTTTAATCCAGCGTCATTCGCACGAATTACCTGCATTGTTCCACCATATGCTAGGTAAGAAGATGCAACCATCCAATATTCGTAATGATTGTCTATTGAGTAGGGTTGTCCAAAAGTCTGTAACAAATCCTCTTCATTTTCAATCAGTTGTGGTTCCTCTACAGGACCTTTAGTAAATGGAGCAACTAACGCACCAATAGAACCACTTGTAGGATCTACGTCTACCAATGGTGAGGTCAACTTCTCTTACTACTATACCAGGAGAGGCTAAATTTAAAGCCATATTTTATTCTCCAATCTCAGGATATTTTTTCTGAAATTATTTATTAAAAACACCATTTTCATCGGGGAAACAGTGCATGAACTACCAATCTGGATATTCCCATCTCTTTATATCTACTTTCTTTTTACTTTTTACTCTTTTAATTGTACAAGATTTACATTCATATGAATAGGATGATTGAATACTTTTATTTTTTCTTATGAGATAGAATCCATCTATTAAATCTTTAGTTTTGCCACAAACACGACACTTTCTTTCAGTTAGAACAAAATGATCTAATTCAAGTTGTTCATCAAAATCCATTATAGAACTTGAATTACTCCATTACAATCTGGAATATCTTGCATAATCTTATTTTCAATACCTTGCTTGAGTGTCATTGCACTCATTGCACAACTTGTACAAGCACCACCTAATCGAACTTTAACATAGTTTGTACCCTCTTCTATCTCTACAAATTCTACAAATCCTCCATCTGCTTCAATATACGGAGCAATTTCAGATAAAGATTCAATTACATTACTAGCAGTTAAGTCCATTACATATAATCCCACATATAGGAACGATCACCATATTCATCAGTATGCCACAAATCTCCATCCTTGTCAACAAAAGAAGTATCATCTAATCCATCAGACATAAAACCAAACGGTGCCATATCTTGTTCAATTTGATTTTTTTGTTCTTCATATATTCTTTTTCTGACATCATTATCAGTCATCTCTTTAAAATAATCCTGTGCAACTAACCAAGCAAATATTACTAAACACATTGCTAGGTCATCATTACATCCCTCTTCTGCCTCAAATGAATTGTGTTTTTGAGAAAAGGTGGTTAATTCTGATATAATATCATAGTCAATTATAAGTATCTTATCATCTTCTAATAGTGTTTTAAGATTAGAACAACCTAATTTTTTAACTGCTTGTGTAGTTCTTACTCCTAATTGTGATCTCTTACCACTAAATCCAGCACCAACAACCTGACCTGCACGACCTCTTTGAGAACACATCAATAAATTATCATACTCTAAATCATAATTTAATATAGATGCAACTTGGTCTCCAATATCATTTACCTCACATAATATAAATGCTTTATTATATGCTTTACCAATATCATCAATAATACTTGGAAATAGCATTGGTTTGATTTCATTGTTTCGATATTTTGCAACTGCTTTATATGGGAAGTTAGTTATATCGAAAACAATAAATGCTGAATAGTCATTACCTAAACCACGAGCAACGTCAACTGTAATCAAATAATTATGATCTTTTTGAGGTGCTTCATATACATCTAATCCTGCATTTTTTTGAATCGGACTTTCATATACAAGATTTTTTAATTTTGATGTACTGATTAAAGTATTAACAGATCCAAGAAACTCACACTCAAACTCAACTTTAAATTGTTGTTCTGAAGTATTTGCAATTGTTTGTTCTTTCCATGTTTCATCACGACCTGGTACTTCAGACCAATGAACTTCTGTTGGTACATACTCATTTTTATCTCTCTCGGCATCGTGCCACATACGATAAAAATGATTCATACCTCTTGGGGTAGAAACAATTATAACTTTTGATTTTTGACCAGAACTAATAGTAGGATATACAGAAGCAAAAAAGTCGTCGGCAATATGATTTGGTATAAAGGCGAACTCGTCAAGAAAAATAACATTATAAGAACCACCACGAACGGCTGAAGATGACGTAGAGTTCGCTGATATTTTTGAACCATTTTCTAATTCTAAAGAACCTTTATTCCATGATATTATACCTTGCTGCATCCATCTTGGCAAATTTTCATATGCAGTCTGTAATCTACCTAATAAATCACGGGCAGTTGCGGCTTTGTTTGCAAGAATACCAATGTTTGTACTATCATTGAAAACAGCATAATGTAAAAGATATGATACAGATGTAGTAGATTTACCCGTCTGCCGAGGCATTTTACATATATTGAAGCGGTGTTCATGGAATCTTTTAATTAAAGTTTCTTGAAAATCATAAGGAATAAACTGTGTTAGTCCCTCATCAAGAGAAACAATCTTAATATAATTCTTTGCAAAATAAACTGGGTCATTCTTACATTTGATAAACTCAATGACCTGCTCCTCTGTAAATTCATGAGGAGTATTTGCTTTTTTTAAATTTGGATTACCAAGGTATACATTATCATTCATAACTTATCAGCAATTCCAACGTCTACGTGCTTGTCTTAATCTACTATTCGGATCTTTTGCTGCTTTTGGAAACTTCTTCATTTGTCCTGCACTTCTAGCACAGTAACTCTTTCTACGATTAGCTGCTTTACTACCCTTCTTCAACTTAGATGGTTTTGTTGTAACAGCAGTCTGTAATTTAGAACCAGGATTTCTACGACGATATGCTTCAACACCCTTCTTCGTCATTCCAGCACCTGATTTTGTGGGTCTTTTGTGTCCTGACTTGACACTCATACCCTTCATATCATCTTCTTGTAACTTTTTTGAGTCGTCCTTACCCTCATAACCTAGTTCATCTCTCCAATCTGAAAACTCTTCTTTCTTCACACAATTTGGATATCTCTTACCAAACATAGTTTTCATACCTTTTTTCTCATAACCTTTCCAACACTTTTCATCTAATTCAACTGATTCTGATTTATTACCCCAGTTAGCAGCACCGACTTTACGACACTTAACTAATGCACCTGACGCATATGCACTTGGCCAAACTGAATATCTTGACTTAACTTTATGATAACAGGCATCTTTTGTACCACTACCCTTGCCTTTCTTGTCTTTGGCTTCATTAAAATAATTTTCTGACATTTTCTTCTTAGGATCTGTAGAAACGTTTGTTGGTTTTGCTGCTCCTGTCTTTTGAGGTTGGCCTGGATCAGCAGCTCTCTTTCTTCTTGCAGCACTATCTCTTTCTTTTTTACTCATCGACCTTCTCTTGGAAGATGACACACACTTAGGAGTTGATTTCTGGCCAGGTTGTCTTGCACATGGTTTCCCATCATACTTACCACCAACTTGAACCCATCCTCTTACCTTACGCCCAGATTTGGTTGTACCACTTGATTTACCAAACCAATCACGAAGACCTTCTTCGCTTACATTATATTTATCAGTTTCCTCTTCTTTCATTGCCAACTTAGTTGCGATTGCATACTTCACATTCTTATCACCATATCTTTTATTCATTTCTCTAGTGCTGATAGCGTCTGCGATTTCATCACGTTTCTTGATTTGTTTCTTGGTCATCTTCTTAGCTTCTTCAATACCCTTCATTTTATTCATTCGATATCTGATTGCCCAATCATCTGGAATAGTAAGATGTTTTGCCTTGAATTGATTATGTAAAAGAGTTGGTGAGATATCATTGCGTTTTGCAATACCTTGCATCAACTGGTCTACAGAATCATATGTAATTGTTTTAAGAGTTTTTAGTCCATCTTCTAACTCAACCACTGCATTTGTGATAAGTCCTACGTCAGTATGATTATACATTCCTTCTTTCATACTCTTAGGTTTCTTACCTTTCTTTTTCATGTCAATCGCAATCGCAGCCTGTTGTGCAGCACTCACTGCTTCGTTCATTCTCTTTGTTTTCTTTTTCATCGAGTTGATATATTTTCTGTAGACTGCTGCCTCAGAGGTTTTACCCATCTCTCTCGCCCTTTGTTCCATAGCAACAGCCGCTTGAATTTTATGAGCATGCGATCTAGAAGAATTCCTGATTTTTGATACAGACGCTTTTGCTTTAGCAACGTCCTTGAAACCAAGTCCATGAATAGTTCCTTTAGGATCTTCATCAGTATATAAGTCAGAGTGTTTTTTAGATTTTGCTGGTTGTCCTTTCTTACGAGGTATGCGAGGATTTGATGATTCTGTCATTGCTTTTTCTAAATCATCTGCCTGTTTTGCATGTGTTTTAGAACCTTTTCTTAGTTTACCTACTAACTTTTTAACAAATGGTTTATCCTTACTGTTTAATGTTTCATAAACTATCGATTCACCCATTCCACCGCCGCCATTGCCACCACCATTACCACCAGAACCACCGTTACCATTTCCAGAACCATTCCCGCCGTTCCCATTTCCGTTAGAACTTCCGTTACCATTGCTGCCATCATTTCCACCACTATCAGAACGATTGTCTCCTCTTGCTAGATATCCACGAGCACCTATGTAGTACCCACGAGGAATTTTCTTACACTTCTTATCAGTGAAACAGTAGTATTTGCCTTTAGGACATTTCTTAGCCATTATTTTTTAGATACACCTTCGATGAGATACTTTTCTTTAGATGATGCTTTTTCAGCAGCATATAGTGCAAATGATTTAGTAGCAATCAATGACATAATATGTTTGATGTTGTTACTATCATTTTCATCAAGAGGGCCTGCTAAACCAATAAGGGCTCCTGTGACAATACCCAATTCAACAAGAACAACAAGAAAAATGAGTTTCAATGCCCATTGTCCTGTTTCAAAAAATTTTTTAATTTGTTCTGCTGCAAACTTTTTCATATTAGATATTCCGCTAGATATATTTATACTTTTATTGTAGTCTTAGATAATTTAAAGACCGTGGAATCGGCAGACGTGGGTGTTGCACGAAGTCTGAGATTACCACTGTTAATATCAGCATCAAATGTAGCAAGAACTGCACCTGTCCGAATCGTTCCATACTCACTCATA